GAGGTCGCAGTCATACTGCGCGACCTCGTTTTTGCCTTTGAATAACTGTAAACTCATTGCCATGATTAAGTCCACCTTTCTAACTCTTGTTCATTTCTCGGAACGACGACTTCGTTCCAAAATTTGCTTTCGATTTCGATTATATCCTTGATGTCCTCGTCATTGCGCGGCACTTCGTACCAGCGGAATTTGCGGTTGCCAATCAGGACTGCGAGATACCACATATCCCAGCCGGTCACCGCCATGTAGTGCTGCATCTGGACGTAGTACTGGTACGGGTACTCGTCGTCGGTGAACTTCTTGTCCATGAAGTCCGACGTGGTCTTGCACTCAAGACCGATGTTGTTTCCGTAGAGCTTCCGGTCGATGTTTGCGAACATGAACGGGTGCTCGTCCGAGAAGATGATTCGATTGTACTTGTGTGCGGTCATGCCGGTCTCCTCGGTGAAAAGCTCTGCGACGAAGCCTTCGAGATAGGTTCCCACTCGGCAGGCGAGCGGAGATGTCTCGTCGGGTTCGCCGACCTTGGACGCGTATACGTCTTTAGGTCGCGACCAGTTGTACATGCCATACGGCAGCACCAGCGCGGGAGCGTCGCTGCCGCCGATACCGTTCTGACGAGCTTTCAGCCAGTCGAGACGGCTCATATTTTTGGTAGATATGTAGTTAGTCATCGTTGTAAACCTCCTCCATGTTTTCGGCGAAGTGCGATGTAAGACAGTGCTCGCAGCCGACTATATCGCCGTTGTAGCCGGTGTATATGTAGTCATTTATCGACAGCTCCTCGCCGCAGCAGGGGCATTTCAGCACGATTTCGCCTTTACCCGCCGGATATCCGGTGGTTTCGATTTCTCGTATGACCGGATGATCTGATATTTCGCTCATTTTATTTTCCTTTCTCGGCTTGACAAGCAAACCGATATATGCTATACTCTTGGTAGACATTATCCAGTTCTCCCCCTGCTCGGGTTCCAGACCGGCAGGGGATTTTTTGCCATCATTTCCGTCTCCGGATGAGGAAGTCGTCGTCGAGCGTCAGCTCGACCGAGAACTCGGCGTGATCGTCCCGACACCGCGGCAGGAACACGCGGTCGCGCCCTCCGAGCGCACGTGACAGCGCGTCGGCGAGAGCTTCGTTTGTCGCTTCCAGAGCGGCGTTCCTCTGCCGCATATCGTTCAGCTCGCGCTCCATTTCCGCGAGCTTGCGGGCTTGATACGCGATGATGTCAGTGTCGGTTACGGTGTTAGTCTCTGGCATACTCATCCGCCTTTCTGTTCCATTTGCCGTTGTTTATGCAATTGCGTACGAGTTGTCTGCTCAGCTCAGCAAACTGCTCATGCGATATCGTGCACATACAGCGTGCCATTTTCGCCAT